TTCTTTCAAGGTATCTGGCTTGTCTGCTGTGCTCGCCAAGGTAAGGGACTTCCAAAAGATCATGGCACTCTTGCAGAGTGTTGTTACTAATCCCATCTTGCTCCAGGCCTTTTTCAAGAAGTACAGCCCTGACAGGGTACTTGCCCATATAATGAAGACCCTGGCTATTAACCCAGACAACATGGCCCGAGATGAACGAGAGCTAATGCAACTCCAAGCAGAGATAGCTGAACTTCCCGGTTTCTTACAACTTACCGCTGGTGCCAACACTGGCGGTGGCGGCGGGCAAGGGGGTGCTGGCCTATCCGCCCAGGAAGTAGGTGAGCCCTCCCTTCCCGCTGAAATCAACGCCCTACAGGGACAGGCCCAAGGTCCTGGCCTTCAAGGCGCAGGAGGAGCATAGTATGCCATATGGAACTTACACTAGGAAGGGTGTCCCCGCAGGGACAGCCAAGCCCAAGAATAAGGCCTTTGATCTAGCAGAGGCCCCAGTTACTAAACCTAAGCCAAAGCAGAACCCGAAGGCGAACCCGAGCGGACGCGGAGCCCGATCTATTGACGATACCCTAACGAGGAAGGCATGACCCCTTTTCGGAGAGGCCAGGGGAGTGGTTACCTTTATCGGCGGCGCGGGGGAATCCCCTCGAACAGGACTGGCCGCCGAAGCGTAGGTGAGGAGTGCCTACATTAGTGAGTGCTCTAATGAGGTAGGATGTGGAAGGCCCCCGATGAACTGCATTCTACCCTAAAGAGCTTGTCCAAGAGCCGAGGGGATAAGGCCAAGAACAGGAGAAAAGCATGACTGAAATAACCAATGAACTCATGGCAAAACTAGCGCAACTAGCCAGCAGCACCCACCTGCCCTTGGAAAGACGCCTAGTGGATACAGCGGTTTGGTTCCACCGTAATAAGGACAACATAACCGACATACCCAAGAAGGTACAGTTCCTAGAGAAAACCCTTGATATATTCCTAGAAATAACCGCCATGCTTGTGGAGAGGCAACAATTAGTGGAAGGGCGTAGGAAGAGTGAGAGTCTCTGGGTTCCTAGGGGTATGAAGGCAGTGGACGACGGTGGGAAGGAGATACAGTTTGGCTGAAGAGGTCCTCAGTGAGATAGGGTTAGATAGACTACACAGGGAGCTTACTCCAACCGTGGGGCAAACATTTCCATCTGGGGATAAGCCTCTCGGCTTCATGGAGTTTCCTGGTACCTCCCCGCATAGTTTGGGCCTAGTAGACTTAGTTAACCTATTTAAGCTCCCCCCAGAGGATATAGCTCGTCTGGACAAGACGAGGGATGCTTGGTTGGCGGCGTTGAGAGGTGCAGGGGGGACAGGTCCAGGACCATTACTCCCAAAAGTATGGACTCCAGAGATGAAAGCCGCCGGTGGGGCTAGATTTGAAGCACTTGGTGACATTTTAGGGCCGGAGCTTCTTGGTGCGGGGGTTATCAAGAGGGTTGGAAGGGCGGGTCTAAGGGTTATACAGGGTGGACGAAAGAAACCTCGTAGTTACGAGGAGGCCTCTAATCTCCAAGGAAGGGCAGGAAAGAACATCTCTACTAGCCCCGAGGAACTAGTCAATAACAAGGCTGCGAGAAGGTTCAAGGCCATGGGAGATGCTTTTAAAGCAGAACAGGCTGCTTCCGCTGCGTTCCTAAAGAAGCAGGGTGTCAAAGGAGATAGAATATCAAAGCTAGAAGAGTTAGGAATGGCCGTAGAGGAGCAGGCTCTAGCAACCTTTGAAGGCTCCTTACAGCGAGTTGCGGGAGTACGGGAGTTGTCTAAAGTTGAGGTAGGAAAACTCCCTGTAATACAGAGGAAGAGCCTTAAAAGTCTCCTGAGTGACTGGTTAGGGGTTCTATCTGTGGGGATAAAAGTAGATCAAACAACCCCCCTGATGAGTCAAGTATCTACCAAGAAGATGAACGAGGTGATCACTGTATTAAATAAGTTGTAGTAGTAAGAACAGGAGAAGAAGAATGGCTGACACAGACGCAAACTTGGACCTTGTAACAGAGGGACAGAGAGCAAGACTGATTAGGGGCGCAACAGAGGAATGGCTCTTGTCACAAGAAGAAGACATAATGCAGGTCATAGTGAATAGGCACAAGGCAGACGAGTTGACCAATGACTTCCTGAGGGGTAAGATAGGTGAGATAGCAGGTCTTAGGGCCTTTAGGGAATACCTTGAGGTAGGTATTCGACGAGGCATAACAGCGGCAGAAGTGGAGCTAGGACAAGATGGCTAAGAGAGCAAAAACAACAGAGAAGAAGACCACCAAGATAGTAGAAGAGGGCGTTAGGGAAGAAGGCGAAGAGGTCCCCGTGGATGATTCCCATATCACAATGGAGGGCACTCCTTCGATTGATGCCGAACCAGAACTTGAACTAGAGTCCGGCCAGGACCCCACCCCCAGCGCACCCGAAGAGGTTGAGGTCGTTATCGGGGGTCAGTTGTACAATATGTCCCCAGAAGCAGCCATGGCCTACCAGAACGAACAGGTCTCGCAACAGTCAACCCGTGATGCTGCTCCTATTCAAGAGGAGACCAAAGAACCGGGGGATGGTCCAAACTACGAGGAAATCCTATTCACAGACCCAAACGAGGCCCTACGGTTACATGGGGAGGCCGTGGCTAAACAGGTAACAGAAACACTGACAAATCAATATAGTACCAATCAAGCGCAACAGAGGTTCTGGGATGATTTCTATAGTGAGAACGGGGAGTTAAAGGAAGACGATCATATTGTAAGAATGGTCTTGACACAGCACTTCGATGTGTTAGAGAATATGTCGGGTAAAGCAGCCAGAGACAAGTTAGCAGAACTAACACAAACAGAAATACTAAGATTAGTAAATAAGCAAGGAGGAACCAACCAAGAGGGAAACGAGTCAACTTCCCTTGAGGGGGGAACCTCTGAACAGTCGGGAGTTGCAACTGTGGCTCCCACCCCTAAAACCCCCCAAACCCTGGGGCAAGCGATTAAAGAGCGAAGAATGAAACAGCAGCGCCCCATGGGCTCACAGGGACAAGGATAAAGGAGACATCGTATGGCACAGTTCCAGTGGCAGTTCGATGCACCATCAGGGGTTTTCAAGAGCCATGCTATGTCTCGGCAACTTTACATGGCCGCTCTCGAAAACTCCGTGTTCATGGACTTTGTACAGCCCGTGGACGGCTACGGCAGGAAGAAGGGTGAAACCGTTACACTCACCCGTATTTCAACTATCAGCGAACCTACTAACAGTAACCTCACAGAAGGCGAACGTATCCCTGAGGACAGCTATTCGATTAGCACGACCTCAATCACAGTGGTTGAGATTGGTCGCTCCGTGCCGTTCACATCCTTCGCAGAGGACCTTACATTCTTTGATCTAGAGAACGGTATCCAGCGTCGTTTGCGGGACCAGATGGGCCTGACACTCGACACTAAAGCCGCCGCTGCCTTCAAGACAGCCCAGGTTAAGTACATCCCAACCGGCCTCGCCGCCGGGACGTTTGATACTGACGGTACAGCCAGTACAAACGCATCAGCAAACTGGAATGTGTATCACATTGAGGAGGTCCGTGATTACCTCTTCGACACACTCCAAACTCCTCCTTGGCAAGGTGAGGACTATTGTGCAGTCTTCCGTACCTTGGGTCTTCGGGGTATCAAGCGTGATCCCTCCTGGGAGGAATGGCACAAGTACACCGATCCCCAAGCCAAGTTCAACAATGAGATTGGCAGGATTGAGAACGTCCGGCATATCGAGACTAACCATGCCAATGCTCTCGCCAAGAAGGGCTCGACTAGCGCCCTTGGTGAGGGAGTTGTGTTTGGTCAAGACTCGGTTGCCATGGCAGAGGTGTTGACGCCAGAGATTCGTGCCCAGACCAACGTGGGTCACGACTTTGGTAGGTCAAACGCTGCTGCTTGGTATGGTATCCTGGAGTTTGGGATCATTTGGGACACTGCGAATGCCGGTGAGGCTCGTATTGTTCACGTCACCTCCTCGTAAGAGGCACCCTTGGGCGGGTGAATTGTTAGGAGACTAACATGGCTTATACCCATAGT